CCGATAGTAATAAAATCAATTTTTTTGAGTACTTTAGATACGGATCCAACCATAACTGTGACCACATCCTCGCCTTTAGCAAAAATGTGCGAACAAAGAATTAAACCATTCCACAGCAGAGTGCAATTCATAGAATTACTCTCCGTGTCAGCTCGACCAATCGACTTTGCCACATGGCTAACATTAAAACGCTTACCATTGACTAATGATTCTTTTTTTCTCTGTCTTTACCGGTTTTACTTCCTTTGCTTTCACCTTCTTTTTAATTGCCTTAGCTGCTTTCGCAACACCAGCTTTAGAAGACCCTTGAGGACAGTACAAACCACAATCACCTTTACAACCAGATACGGTACATTTTTCTTTCCAATCTTTTTTCTTTGGAACAACAGTCTTAACTTTTTTAGCAGCTTCCTTCATTAATGAAACACTTCGCTTATTAGCATATTCTTCTTCAGAACTTGCTTTTTCATGCGGATTTTCATAATTTTGTTGCTCAGCACGCGCAGCTTTCGCTGCCGTAGCTTTCGCACGCTTACCAAGACGAGCAACCATATTTCCTTGCTCATCAGTTTCAAACAGACCTTGTTTAGCATCTTCAGAATCACCAACTGAACTACTACCATCATAATGTCTCTTACTTCGCTTCTTCATCTTTTGGGGTGCAAACTTCGCTTCTTTCTTCTCTTTTGGAGAATGAAAATAACGCGATAGCAACAACAAACAAGCAAAAATAATCAAAAACACCACAGGTAATAACCATGGTTTATCCGCAATAATGCGTTCCAAATTTAAAATTTGTTTTTTCTCTTTTTCTTCCGAAAATACAGCAGTTAAATCTATCAATGGATGACGTTTGGTCTGATCAACGGGTTCTGCAATAGGCATCTTAACCTTTGCACGAACACCACGATGATCACCAGGCACTTTTCCACTAGCCTGTAAATGACAAATATCAGTCAATACAGGAGATTCTAAAACTGGCCATTGCTCCACAGCATTCACATCAGGAATTCCTCGATTAAAACACGCTTGACACACAGTCCGCTTATGATTATCGACAGAAGTCACCCTACAATGAACACACGGCTTCCACAATGGTTCTGAAAAATCACCACATTTCTGACAACACCCATCCCAATCTGATTGATCGGGCTCATATCTCTCATTACAATCCGAACACTTAGGAAACACACGTTCAACAACGGTGCTCTTCGCTTGGTGTTCCATGAAACGATCATATGCAGGCGAGCTTTTAAACTCATCAAAATTAACCTCAACTCGAGGCGCGGCTTTTCCAGACTGTTTCTTTTCATCAAGACGTTCAGATAACTCATCCACAGCATCAACAACACCTTTGATTCCACTTTCACCTATAAATGGCACATCTTTAGAACTAAATAATAGACTAAAAAGATGAAAACCTTCACAAGCGGTACGAATCATAAGGCACAAACTGCGTAATGTGCTCCACACACCAAGTGCTGCTTTACCACCATGAGTGGCAAATAACGGCACAATGGCTGCTAAAGCAAGCACATCAAACAATTTAAATACTGATTTTTCAGACAAAC